GGTTTCTCTTGTTATTTCAACAGAGTTCTTATATACAATAATACTACACAATGAATCTGAAGTGGTTGTCTTACCTTCTGATACAGGGTCAATAGATGCATAATAGGCACCAAACCCAGGACTAGAAACAGGTCTTTCCCATACAACCAAACATCCGGTTTTATCTTGTGTTTTTTTACTTAATGGGAACTCTGATATTGGTAATTTATTTGATCTCTTAGCAAGAATACCATCACTAACTCTTTCAAGCTCTATATGCTCGTATGCATACTCTTTATCTTCAATTCTTTTTTGTTGTTGTGATAAAACACCTTGAGGAAATACTGATTCTTTTCTATAAGCAAAAGCTTCAGCAATATTAGTTGGTTTCTGAGAAATACGTAATTGATATTGCTCAGGACTTAAATCAGCTTTCCATTGAGCTCTTTCTGCTTTTATTGCATCAAGTGCTTCTTGTATATTAGAGTTACCGTAATTATCAATATAAGGTGGCATAGACCATTGTTCTGGAATAAATAACCCAGCTAGTCCAATGGTACCATCTTTATCCATTAAATCAGTTTCTACAGCATATATATCATTTGCTGTAGGATTTAATATCATTTGTTTTAAAGGTTCACACTGATCAAGATCCCCTACAGAACCTGCAGCTATAAACATACCCGTTGTTACCATACCAGAAGACATTGCAGGTCTAAGGTACTCATACGTTTTATCCATCTTAGGTGCAATACCCGCCTCCTCATGAAAGAAATAAGTTGTTGGACCACCTACACCTGTTGTAGCATTTTTTTCAAAGGAAGCACCCTGTATTTTAGATTTAAGACCTCTAGATGTTTTTCTGTTACCAACTTTAACTTCAATCTGCTGTTGCCATAACAAAACCTTTTCAGGATTGCTAGGTCTATACCAAGCAGTATGCTCATTTAAAAATGTTTTGTATTCATCAAGAAACTTCCATGAACCTTTATCATTAATGTAATCCTTTAGAGAAGCACCTATCTTACAAGTACTACCCTCTTCAAACCAATATGTATTAATGATCTTACCCATATGAAAGTAAGAGGATGCAATCTGACGTTTCTTTAAAATAGCAGAATGCTTATAACTAAGTTCAGCAAGCATTTCATATAAAGCCATATGATATTGTGCATCTCTGACTTTAGCAAAACCATACTTCTTTTCCTCTTTATCATAAATAGGTAAGAAGTTTAACCACATGTAATAATCACGTGTTAAATACCAAGAGCGGGGACCATCTTTATAGATAACCCCCACACGGCATTTGTTTTTTTGATCATTCCAGTAACTTATAAAATCTGTTGATCTAAAAGGAGCTGAACAATAAAATCCATCTTTGTTAAAATTAATAGCCTCTTGGTTAAAAATTAAAGATGTATTATTAAACTCATACAAACCAGGTTCTTTAAAAATTGATAATACAAATTCTTTAAAACTATCTCTTGTATCAAACTTGGTTTCAGTCCATTTACCAGATTCATATGTTGGAATGGATATATACATTACTCTACTTCTTGTATGATTGCATGAATATCCCCAACATTAATAAGTAAATGCATAGCACCCTCATGCTCCATTTCAGTTGGAACACAATATTCAGCATATTGTATTAAATCACCTTCACTAATTTCAGTAACCTCTGTACCTACACCAATGACATAAGCTTTATATTCTTTTTGTATTGCTGAATCTGGTATAATAATGTTAGTTCCCGGTACTAATCTTGTTGCTTCTTTTGGTTTCACCAAAACTTTTTTCCCTACCGGTATTACTTTTGTTTTTATCATTTTCTGTTGATTTATTATTTATTGTTTTATCTTCTTCAAAATGTGTTTCATCCCAATAACAAAACACCCATTTTTCTTTTTTTTCTTGCATTATCAAAGTTGATCATAAGCTAATCCTGCACCACCTCTAACTGAACTTTCTTGTTCTTCCTTCATATCACTAAATGCACCCTTATAAGAATTTCTTATTTGTTCAAATTTAGCGGCAGCATTTACCATAGAATTAATGTTACCATCTCTACCATGTTCTATTGCTGTAGTTTCCATGTATCTAGCCAATCTATCAAGCATTGATTTAATACCAACATAAGCTCTATATGTAGGTGTTTCGTAAAGCTTTCTAGCCATCTCTAAAGAATACCTAATTTTAGCATCTTCTGTTGATTCTTCAAGACCTATTTCTTCAATTATAATATCTTCTTTCTCATGCTCTGGTAAATTAAAGAAAGGATTTAAATCTGGATTAGGACAAGACATGTAAAATAAATATTGATAAACACTCATGTATGTATCAGGATATTCATCCATTAATTCTTTTAAAAACTTTAAAGTATAACAATGTTCTGTTGGTATAACTTTACCATTTTGTATATCAAATAATCTTACTATCATAATGAATATATTAACTGTTTAAATATAATAAATGGTATTTTTAATATCTTAGGTGCAGTTATACCTTCTATATAAACTTCTGTAAAAGCACCATCTATATTACCCGTATCAGGATTTATAAAATGATTAAATCCAACTACTTTGTGTAAATCAATTACAGTATCTGTATTAACCTCTTTGGAGATTAATTCATACTGTCCATCTCCTGTTGCTTCCTTTATAGTAACTATTTGTAAACTCTGAAAAAATTTAGGTTCTATCATTACATATTATCTTTATGCCACATCATCAAAGTTCTAACTTCATCTTTTAGATATGGTAAATTATACATTTTAATCTCTTCAATTACAGGTTCCCCATTAACGTGTTCATTAATTGGATATCCATTTTTATCTGTACCAACTTGTTTAAATTTAACGTGTTGAACAACAAGCTCACCTATCTTTAATTTAGGGTTGTGCTTTTTAATAATATACGCATAAATACTGAGTTGTAAGTTATAATGATTCAAATTACAATCATCTAGATGGCTTACAGGGTTGTACATCTTTGATGTTATACCTTCCCAATTAGTAAAACCTTTCTCTTTTATTTCTTTATTTGTTTTGTAATCTGTAATATTAATATATCCATTTACAACTTCTACTAAATCAGCTTGTCCACACAACTGTGCTGATTTTAAATAAACAAAATGTTCAGGATATACTCCATCTTTTAACTTCTGTTCAGGAGCAGTTTTAACTCCTTCATCATCAACTAAAGGTTTAATTATAGGTACTTCAACACCATGTCTTTCAATAGTCTTAAAGTCTAGCATATCTGCTTCTCTCTGATTATGATACCAGTTACCTAAACCAATTGCTCTTTGAGTTTCTGATTCCCATGCAGCTAATATTTCCTTTTCAGTCATACCATACCACTTGGATCTTTTATTCTTGGCAGATTTTTTAGCTTGACCTTTTGCATCAAATTTAGGTTTAAACTTACCTATAAAAGATGTTACACTTGTCCAATCTATTTTTTCTTGGTCATTGCTTTCATAAACATGACCTTCTTCTTTAAATATTACAGCCATTATTCTTCAGTTTTTGATGAGATACCTGTTGATGTTGTATACCAAAAAGGTCTGTCAGATGGTATATCTCCAACCTTAAATGGTGGATTATAAGGAAAGGTCTGTAAACCTTGATTTCCTTGATTACGGAATGTAATAGATTCTGCCTCAGCTGTTAATAAAACTAAAGCTGCTTCTGATGTGATCATTTCATATTTTAAAAGATCATTTACTATTTCTGTTACTGTCATAATTATAAATTTAATTGTTCTTCTTGTTCTTCTGTTAACCAAGCATTCCATTTTTCTTTAGGGCAACTTGATGATAATGATCTTGTTTTAAATGCTAAACTGCAACCACATTCAGAACAACAAGGTTGAGTTCCGGGAGCTAAACAGCTACTCCCTTGATTATCAAGGTGTTCACATTTTAAACAAATTTTAAGTCTATCATCTGCAATTATTTCTACTTCTTTTTTTGTAAAAATAGTATTCAATACACCTTCTTTTATTTGATCAAGATTTTTAAATGCGTTTATTAGCTTTTTTATATTCATCTTTTTTTTCTTTAAAAATTGCTTTATCATTATCATTATCTTTTATCATAGCCATCATAGCTTCAAATTTTTCTAACTTTTCTGAAACACCCAAATGTTTTTCATAACCGTTATATGTATTCTTAGATAAATTTCCAAGAATGCTCTTATTCTTTTTTATAGCTTTATTTAAAGCCGGTTTTCTTATTTGAAAAGTTCCCAATCCGGTAACTGTAATGTTAGGATAAGTTAGGTCAGAAAGATGCCTTCTAAGTTTAGCATAATAAAATGTAATAAATTCATCAACTAAATCTGGATGAACACCCACTTCAGAAGCTATATTCTTTTTAAAATCTCTATAACTTTTAGCTTTCAATTCCTAGTATTTTATAATCTAGTAAAACAGGACCCGTTGTTTGAACATTAATATCCTCATTTAAATAGATTTTCTTTTTATTCTTCCCATCTTTTATTATAAGATTCTTTTTACTTGCTTTTGTAACAGCATTACGTGCTGACTGAGGACTTTTAAAAATCCCCAGTTCAGTCACGTCATTACAAAATAAAGTAAGCTCTACATTTTTTTGTTTTGCTAATTGAGATAAACACTCTAAATCAGCATTACTGATACGTATATTGTTAAAGAAACAATACGTAATAATTTGATATTTGATTGTTGTATCAATATCAACTTTAGCTTTTTGATCTACTTTATTTACTATTGCCATATTATAAACTTAATAGCATATCAATCAAGTCAGGATGAGGGTAACAATCAAACTTATCTCTTCTAACATTAGTATGTGTTAAAAGACCTTTGACTTTACCATAGTATGCATCCTCTTGAAATTCAAATGCTTTGGTTGGTCCGTATTTTTTAATCCATTGTACTAATCCAATACGTATATCAATGTTATCTCTTTCAGCTATATATCTTAACCAAAGATCCAATGCCTCTATTTGTGCAGGTGAATAATTGTGCCATTGAATATAACCTTTAAAAGGTTCTTTTAATTTACATATTTGATCTTCATGTGCAGTAGTTCCTGCATATGTCTTTCCATTTTTGATATAACCAAAGTTATTAATCTCAATTCCTACAGAATGACGGTTCATAAAACCAGATCCTGTTTTACCAAGATGCCAGCCTTGACCACCTTCTGGGAATGCTTGCACC